CCCGTGGCTGAGGTTCAAAACCTGGGCGGTCCGTGAAACGCCGAAACAGCCGTCGACGCCATCGATGTCGACGCCCGATAAATATGTGGCAGCCCAAGCAGACGCAAAAAGAAGGGATTGATAGATGCAAGAAACAACGAGGGATATGTACACGGAAGCCATCACTTCCACACTCCCGAAAGGCCGGACCGGGATGATTACCATCCCCGATTCGGCGGTCTGTCCGACGTGTGGAAAGTTCGACACGGCGGACCCGGACTTCATAAGGTTGACGGCCGGTTCCCCGTTCAAGTTCCACGACAGATCGTCCGTGGCTTGTTCGTGCGCCGAGGACCAGTCGGAACGGGCGAAGGCTGAGGAACGGAGATTCCGAGATTCCAATCTGCCGAATGTCATTTCTCCACATACATTCACCGATTGGGACCATGACACGGAAGGCACCGCGGAAATGTTCGAAGCCGCGTCCCGATTCGCCCATGGTGAAGGGCCGACCGTCCTGGTCTTGTGTGGTGGGGTCGGCGCCGGCAAGTCGTACATGTTGGAAGCCATCGGCCGGTTTTGTTTTGATCTGCCCTGGACGACCGTGAGATACGAGACATCAAAGTCGCTGTTGGACAATCTGCAGTCGACATTTGACCGGGACAATCCGTCCACGTTCCAGAATCTGATGGATTGGTATCAGTCCAGATCCGTCTTATTGCTGGACGATGTGGGCGCCGAGACTTCAACGGAATGGAGGATCTCCCAACTGACGGACATGATTGAACACCGTCTGCAGTACGGCAAAAGGTTAGGCATAACCACGAACCTGGACCGGGGTGAAATGGTGGACCGTCTGGGCGACCGTATCGGAAGCCGTCTGTTCGCCCGGAATCCGCGGGTCCCGGTTTCGTTGGTCGTGACCACGGCGAGGGATTATAGAAGGTGACGATGACGTTTGGGCCAGCCCGGAACACTTGGGAGTGTGCATTTTGCCGGTGGCGCAGCCGGTCAGAGAAACGGATTGTCTTGACCATCGCCACTGGTCGGTCGGCACAACAAACAGTGAGGTGTTGCGACCTGGTATGCCTCGGGCGCCTGTTGGCATTGTGGGAGGAGTTGGAAGGAAAAAAGGCATTGACCACGGCGAGGGATTATCGACGGTGAGATTTACGTCTAAAAATGACCTATGGACGGAAGCGGAGTTCCAGACCCAAGTCCTGGACGCCGCGGACGAATTAGGCTGGGAGTATTACCACACGGGGGATTCCAGGCGTTCACAGCCAGGGTTCCCCGATCTGACTTTGGTGAAAGATGGGAAGGTGATATTCGCCGAGCTGAAACGGGAAAAGAAATCCGATCTGAAAAAAGAGCAGATGAAATGGCTTTTGGATCTACACGCCGCGGCCGGCCCGAATCTGATGGCGGCGATGTGGCGCCCATCAAGCCATTGGTTTGAGGTGCTGAGTGGAGAGGAATGGGGAAACGTGCATCCATTTTTGGAGGATAGCGACCCCGGACGGTCCGGGAGGTAGTTGGGGGAACTGTAGCAATTGCGGCGAGAAAAAGATGTTTTCCAATACGCCGGTATTCTCAGATTTTCTTCAGCCGAAAAGGGAACGACGACGGGAGGATGTGATAGATGACGATTCCATTAGAGAGACCATTGGGGACGGTGAAACGAGGCCGGGATATTGGGATGACGCGACCTGGTGATCTGTTCGTCTGGGTCAAATGTTATTCCAAGGAATCAGGCCGGGGCTGCCAGGAATTAAGGTGGGCTCTGAAGCGTGGACGATTCGACGACGGTCAGACTCGTTTATGTCCCGTTTGTGTGAAGAGGAATTTCCAACCGTACCGATTGACCATAAATTCGCCCGAGGCGTTTTATCGACACATCGAACCCACACGGGGGAATTGATGTCCCAATTCGTCCAGATCCAGGCCGAGGGATTGGCTGAGGGTCATCCATTGATGACGACCATCGAATTGGTCCTTTATCTGACATTCAGACCACCGCCACGGAAGACCTCACGGACCGGCACTATTGGGGGGGATGCAACGTTGGACATCCGGTTCCAGGGGCCGCCCACGGTTTACGAAGTGAGATTCCGGGTCCTGGGGCGTTTGACCAAAAATGCCCGTTCGTACTATCCGCATTGTGTGACCTACACGGCAAAACCAATCCACAAGAGATTGATGGCGCTGACTACAAAGGAATTGACTGCCCTCGGCGAAAAGATAGCGGCGGTCATCAAAGCAGAAGTCGGCTGCACTTGCAAGCCAATCACGGCTGACCAATTCGACCCTAATGTGAGTGATTTATGGTGATGAGAGATCGGGTCAAGGAACTGAGGCGGGTCCCGGCGTCGGAACTCCGGGCCAACCCAAAGAACTGGCGAACCCATCCGCCGGCACAGGAAGCCGCGTTGAAAGGCGTCCTGGCTGAGATCGGCTTCGCGGACGCGATGATTGCCAGGGAGACCGAGGACGGGCTGGAGCTGATAGACGGACATCTACGCCGGGAAGTGATGGGAGATCAGGAAGTCCCGGTCCTGGTGTTGGATGTCACTGAGGAAGAAGCGGACAAATTGCTCCTGACATATGACCCGTTGGCGGCAATGGCCCACGCAGACATGGATAATCTTCTGGCACTTGCCAGCCTGACTCAGTTTGAATCCCCGGCGGTCTTCGACATGCTGGAAGCCCTGGTCAACGGGGAACGGGACATCATGCCCATGCTAGGCGAGGAGCTCGACGAGTCCCTGGCCGATGGGGTCCAGTTGTGTAGATGTGAGGACTGCGGCCATGAACACCACAAACAAGCCTGACCGGAGCCTGGTGAGCCTATTCGCCGGCTGCGGCGGGTCGTCCCTGGGATATAAGCAGGCCGGGTTCGACATCAGGCTGGCCGTGGAGTGGGACACCAAAGCAGCCGACGTATACCGGCGGAACTTCCCGGAGACCTCCATATTCGGCGGCGATATAGCAGACCTGACGGCTGAAGAAGCCCTGGAGATCACTGGCCTGCAGCCGGGGGAACTGGACGTCCTGGACGGGTCCCCACCCTGCCAGGGATTCTCCACGGCCGGCCAGAGGAAGTTCACGGACAGCCGGAACCGCCTGTTCGAGGAATACGTCCGGATGATCGATGTGTTCAGGCCGAAGATGCTGGTCATGGAGAACGTCAGCGGGCTCAGGAAGGGCAAGATGAAGCTGATGTTCGCCGAGATGACCATCGCCCTGAAGCAGGCCGGATACAAGGTCTCGTGCCGGGAGCTGAACGCCTGGTGGTACGGGGTCCCGCAAGACCGGCGCCGTCTGATCTGGGTGGGCGTCCGGGAAGACCTGGACATGGAGCCCGGACACCCGGCGCCTACGGTCATGCGGCCGGTCTCGGTGCGTGAAGCCCTTGGCATCCTGTATGACGCGGATCTAAAGCCTGGCATCTTTGAAGAGTGTAAATGCGGATGTAACATCGTCCCAAGAACCATTGACAGACCGTCATGGACACAACGCGCAGGCAGCCGGTTCAAGATCGAAATGAGGAACCCGGACTTCGAGAACAAATGGAAGGACGGGGAAGGCGTTGGACCCACGTTGAAGTCGTCCCAGCCGCCGACCATTTCCATCGATACGAACCGGTTCGAACACGACAGTGATCTGAAACCAGTGGATGGGACGTCCGGGACACTACGCAGAAACCAGAAGCCCCGGATCATCATCGACACCGATCAGCACAAGAACCTCCGGGACAATCCCGTCGAGGGACTTTCGCCCACGCTGCGGAACACCTTGAAGCCCAGGTTCGTCGTGGAGGGCATCGAGTCGAATAACCAGGGGTACAGGGAAGGTTCATTTAGGGACGCGGAACTACCGGCCCAGATACTCGGAACCTCAGAAAAGCCCAGGATCACCGGTTCGTTCACGTTCCCCTGTAATGCGGACCGGGACGGGAAGCCGTTGGACCAGCCCGTGGGGACCATGGCAGCCATCAGGCCGCCCTCGGTCACGGATGGGAAGGCCGTCCGGTACCTGACCATCGAGGAGTCCAAGACCCTCCAGGGATTCCCGGAATGGTTCCAGCTGAACGAGAACGAGTACAAGTTCGTCGGGAATAGCGTCTGCCCACCTATGGCCGAGGCTGTTGGCCGGCACATCCTGAAACTGTTGGGGGAGTGAACATATCGTGGCGATAAATACGTCCCGGAACATAGCCGCGGAAGAACGACGGTCCCAGGCCCTGCAGATGAAGGTGGCCGGCGCCACCTATGCACAGATTGCCGAATCCACCGGGGTTTCCATTGCTCAGGCGTATAAGGACATCAAGAAACGCCTGGGCGAAGTCCGAAAGGACGACCACGAAGCCGTCGAACAGGAATGGCATCTGCAGATGACCAGGCTGGAACGTCTGCTGTTGCGTTGGTGGCCGTTGGCCATCGGGACCGATGACGACATGGCTGAATTAGGGACGAATCAGTCGCTGAAGATAATGTCCCAGATGAACCGCATCGGCGGTCTGGAACCGGACAAGCCGCTGATTCAATTCAACACCCTGGTGACGGACGGAACGACGACCTTCGCCGATCTGCTCCGGGAAGCCACCACGCCGATTCCTATCGTTGAGGGAACGACCAATGGTCACGCCGGCTGACGCCCGGACCCTGGTCGAGCGTTCCAGGGACGAGCCTGGCTGGTTCTTTGACAACGTTTTGGGCGTTGAGCCATACGCCAAACAATTGGAGATCGTTGAAGCCCTCCGGGACAATCAGCGCGTGGCGGTCGTCGGCTGCAACGGGTCCGGCAAGGACTGGATGTCTGCCCGGATAATGTTGTGGTGGCAGTCCGTCCATTATCCGGCCATCACGGTCGTCCTGGGTCCGACCCACCGACAGGTCAGCGACATCGTGTGGAAAGAAGCCAGATCCTCATATCTGCAGCCGCGGTTCCCGTTGGGCGGCCGGATGTACCAGACGGCCAGATGGGAACAGGACGACCGGCATTATGCCCTCGGCCTGGCGGTGGATAACGACATGAACCTGCAGGGATTCCACAGTCCCAACCTACTGGTCATCATCACCGAGGCCCACAACGTGTCCCAGAGCCACATTGACGCGGTCAAACGCCTGAATCCGGCCAAGATATTGCTGACCGGAAACGCCTTCGCTAATGGCGGCGAGTTCTTCGAAGCGTTCCACGGCGGCGCCGGTCTATATAAGACCATCGAGATCAGCGCGTTTGACACGCCCAACATCATCGAGGGTTCGAACCGTATCCCCGGCATGGTCACAACGGACCAGATTGAGGAACGGCGCCGGGAATGGGGCGAGGAGTCGGCCATGTATATCGCCTCCATCCTGGGCCGGTTCCCGGACAACCTGGAGGACGCCATCGTTCCCCGGTCGTTGTTGATGGAGGCCATAACCAGGGAAATCGAACCTATGGGTCCGGCGGTATTGGCTTGTGACGTTGCCAGGTTCGGCGCCGACAGGACCGTCGTCTACCGCCGGCAAGGACACCATTGTCGGATGATCTGGAACGTCCAGGGAAGGGACACCCAACAGGTGGCCGGCCAATTGAAAGCGATGGCTGAGGATGACCCGGACGTGGATACCATCATCGTGGACGACACGGGCGTGGGTGGCGGTGTCACCGACCGGCTGAACGAGGAGACCGTCCGTGGCGGCCTGGTCCGGGTGGCTGCCTTCAACGGCGGCGAGAAGGCCCGGAGGTCAGATCGGTACGTCAACGCCATCGCTGAGGCATGGATGGAGATGTCCCAGGCCTTCCGGGACGGACTGATGGACATCGATGACAATCCCAGCCTGGTGGCCCAGCTGTCGTCCAGGCGGTACATCATCCAGGGAGATCGTCGAATCAAGTTGGAGTCGAAAGATGATTTCAAGAAACGGGCGCGGAGTTCGCCGGACGATGCCGATGCCCTGGCGATGTCGTTTGGATCTCCTGGTCCGGGGGTTGGTGTGTGGTGAAAGAGACCAAAGAAATGCGGTGCTCAGGCTGCGACAGGTTGCTGGCTGAACATGCCGAGGCCGGGACCGTTGTGGTCTGCCGGCGTTGTAAGCTGCGGAACGTCCAGGGATGACATTCTGTCCGATTTAGAGATTGTCCCGATGAATATTTCGGACGCCCGTTATTGGGTCAACGACCACCACCGACACCACCCTCCGCCAGTCGGTGGATTATTTGCGATGGGCCTGGCTGAAAAGGGAATAATAGTCGGTGCTGCAATTGTAGGGCGACCTGTTGCTAGGCACAACGACGACGATTGGACGGCTGAAGTCACGCGGGTGGCCGTAATCGACGGAGTGCGGAATGGGTGTTCCATGCTGTACGGATCTTGCTGGAGGGCGTGTCGTGCTTTGGGGTATAAAAGACTGATTACATACACTTTGGACACTGAACCAGGGACAAGTCTTAGGGCGTCAGGGTGGAAGATTATTGGCCATGTTAAAGGGCGCAGCTGGAGCATTCAATCTCGCCCGCGGATAGATAAACACCCATTACAAGATAAGTTGAAATGGGAGGCACAGTAATAATAACCATCTTGACCGATTGAAATTCCGCTGATAGCCTTTTATTCAGTGGCCTTCGCCCGGAAGTGTCCGCGTCTGGTTTCCCTTCTTTAATTCCAGACCGAACCGGGGCGGAGGTCATTTGTCGTTCCTGGACAGGTTTTTTTCCGCTAAACAATACGCGGACCATGGCGAGATCGGGACCGCGATTCCGATGAAT